TACAGTGTACCTATGTGTCCACCAGGTTGGCCAAATCCTCCCGAAGTTTCTGAATGAAAAAATATTTTATAACTTTCATAACGAATCCAGGAACGCTAACTTCCCTTCTAATGTTGGGAACGATAGCACTGATAGGGGCACTGCATAACCATGCTCACTTCTCAATGAATCAAGACGCAGATGCTTATGTGAGACAGTGGTGCAGGTCATCAGCAGAAAACAAAAAGACCTGCATCAGTTATGGTGGAAACATGGACTATTGACAGAATTTGTTAGTTACTTTTTAGTTTGGTAAATAGTATTAGTATAACTTCAATTCTATGAAAAATGTAAATGGAAAAGAATTGGGCAACTATATCATACATGGTATGTTGATAGCTCAATTGTTTGCACTTATTGCAATTGAACTTTTTGAAGCATCTGAAATGCGTAAGGATAAGTTTTCTTGCAAATTAAATGCTACTACTGAACAACTTGTCTGTACCAGAATTTAATAATTTTGTTACATAAACTACAACAATTGTTTTGAAGGGCTTGACGCCCTTCTTTTTTTACTATATAATATGTAAAGAAACATTACGGAGTGTATCATGACTGTAACAACTGAAGACGGTGGACGTACAAACATGTACGCTACTGAACCAAGAATGTATATCTCGGAGACAGACGCAGAGCGTTATGGTCTTGAGACCTATGCAGAAAAAGCAGAGAAACTCAATGGTCGCACTGCGATGCTTGGATTCGTTGCAGCAGTCATTTCGTATGCCACAACTGGTAGTGTATTCTTCTTTGGTGCATTCGGATTCTGATGACTGAAATCGGTCTGCTATAATGGCGGATAGATACTTCAGATATCAAAAATTAAATGTCTAATCCCAATCAACTCTATGAGGACATGGAGAAACTAAATGCCCTATACGAAGAACTCTGTTGGGATCATGATGATGAATTAGTATTTCAAATCGAATATCTGACAGGTAAGGGTAGAATTATTATTAAAAACAAAACACAGGAGAATTAAAATGAACGAAAACGCAGAACGGATTAATGGTTGGGCAGCAATGATCGGAGTCATTGCCGCAATGGGTAGTTATGCAGTCAGTGGCCAAATTATTCCGGGAGTATGGTAAATGTTAGTATTCGCATCGGGTCTGGTAATTCTTTTTATTATTAATGCAGTCTTATCTGATATTGATGCTGATGATGACAATGACGGGCCAGGTGGTGGATTGATGCAACCAGTTTATGCACCTTCCCCCAACCCTTGACAAACCAAATTAAATAAACTATAATTATGGAGCAATACGCTCCTTTTTTAATGTTCCGTCGTTTAGCTGCCCTATTTGCATTAGGGATCCTTGGTGCATCCTGTGCCTCTAAATCCGCACCAATTAAAGAAGATGTTGTCAGTATCCCTGTAGTTCCATACGAACCCTCCTGGCAGTGTCCTGATTGTTCACCAGAAGAAAAGTATGTCCTTGAACAAATACAAGACAAAACAAGAATCACAGATCGAAATGCCTTGGCAACGATCATGGGTAACATTAAACAAGAAAGCAAGTTCTATCCCGACATTTGCGAGGGAGGTGCTAGAGTTTCTTACGATGATTGCCATAGGGGTGGGTACGGACTCATTCAGTGGACCTCTACACAGCGTTATTTGGGGTTAAGATATTTTGCTAATAAGTATGAATGTGGCCCCAGCACTCTAGAGTGTCAGACACGTTATATGATTAATGAAAATCAATTCCAAAAAGTCCTTCCTGACTTTGAAGGTAATGGACAAACTATCTCTCAATATATGGTTCCTGCCTACTACTGGTTAGGTTGGGGTATTAAAGGAAACCGTGAACTTTATGCATATGACTATACCAAGAAAATGGTATTGGTATGACTGGAAATTATGTTCCAAAAATACAATTCTCATTTGACGGATGTTATAATTATAAAAAGTTGAAAGACGAGGGGTTCATTAATGATTGGAGATACTCTCCAGAAAAAATGAAACTAAGAGAACAAGTTCTTGTTATTTTATTAAAAAAATTTGGTGGTGAACTAAAAAATTATATTCCCAAATATTCAAATCAATCTATTTTTGAATGTGCCCATGATTGGGTTTCTCAAGGCAACAAAACATCCCATGGGGTGGTAAAATTCTTTAACAAAAATTACTTATGAAAAAAATTATTATGGCTGTGATGGCAGCATGTCTTGCTATTCCCTCTTCAAATGCAAATCCTCTTAAGGATAGCGAATACTTTACTATGCATTCTATGGGATGTATGCTCTTGAGAGAATGTACTGATGATGTAGATGAAGTATTTTCTCTTCTAGATGTTTCTTCTCAGTATGATAATACTGAAGCATTTACTCCAGTTGCTAATGAGTTTAACAATATGCTTGTATCATTAAATCAAGTGGGTGTTAAAGTATTTCTTGCTGATCAAAAGTATTTCCCAGTAGGACATCGTGGTGTCTATCATACTGTTAGTAATAATTTCTTTCTTAATAAATCATTCATGGGCCGTCCGAGTGTATTAATGAGTGTAATGCGTCATGAAGGATGGCACGCTGCACAAGATTGTATGGCAGGGACTATTAATAATAGTATGATTGCCATCATCAAACCTGAAGATGAAGTTCCCATGATCTGGCAAGAAATTGCTAGCAACACATATGCATCTCAACCTAACGCAATTCCTTGGGAGAAGGAAGCATTCTGGGCAGGTAAGACTGAAGGTATGACTCAAGCAGCATTAGAATCATGTGCTCGTGGCACGATGTGGACTGATTATGATCCGACTCCAATGACTCGTGAATGGTTAGTAGAAAACAATTACATTTCTAAATAGAAATGCGTTGCTGCCCATGGGATGCCCGAAGAAATTAAGAAAGAAGAATCTAAAGAACCTAAGAAAAAAGGTATCATTGGTAAAATAAAAGAGGCAGCAGATGACAAAGAAGAACAACTTGCTATTCTGTCTACTTTTGTTAGGCTTGGCATCCTTGTTTGGAGCGGCGGAATACTCACGCTGGCATACATCAAGTTACCTCCAGCCCTTGGTATTCCTGAACAAAAACTAGATCCAACTTTTATCGCAAGCGTCTTTACCGGGGTGCTTGCGACTTTTGGTGTTCAGGCAGCAAAGAAAGCAGGAGAAGGTGGTAATGGTGGAGGTGGAATTAGTAAAGCAGATATGGAAAGATTGATTGCTGCAGCAGCACAAACTGCACCTGCACAAACTATTCGTATTGAACAAGCACCTGTCCAAATAACACAGGCACCTCCGAAGTCTGACGATACATATAAGATGTGATTCAATTTAAATCATTATGTTTTTTAAAAAAATTAGTTTAGTGACAGGTGGATTTGATCCAATTCATAGTGGCCATATTTCTTATTTTAGAAGAGCAAAAGACTTTTCTGATTATTTGGTTGTAGGTATCAATACAGAAGAGTGGTTGACAAATAAGAAGGGACAATATTTTCAATCCTGGGTCGAACGCGCAGAAATTATTAGGCACCTTGATATGGTTGATGCTGTTGTCTCTTGGGAAGATGACGAAGTTGGATCTGCATGTGGTGCTATTGCAAAGTGTTTAGATATTGCAGAGACTGTAGTTTTCTGTAATGGTGGGGACCGTGGATCAACTAATACACCAGAACTTGATATGTATGGGGATAATCCAAGAGTACAGTTTCAATTCGGTGTGGGTGGAGAAGACAAGAGAAATAGTAGTTCTTGGATCCTTAAAGGATATTTTGAAAGACAAAGAAAATTGCTTGGTATTTGATAATTATATTTTTAAAAATGTTTTAATTTGATGACACATAAAAATAATAGATAGTGTAGTTGCATGAACCATAATGAAGTTTATTAGCGCAGTAATCGTTGCTACACTTTCAGCGATGATTATATTTTTACCTGGGATTGCATACGCTGTAGAAGTAACAATGGGTTCCAATGGAAATCTTATATTCGATCCAGATAATATTAGTATTACTGCTGGTGAAACAGTTCATTTCGTAAATGGAATGTTACCTCCACATAATATTATTGTGGAAGGCCGAGCAGATCTTTCTAGAGAGTCATTAATGTTTACTCCTGGAGAGATACAAGACATTAAATTCGCTGATGCTGGAGACTACGATTTCTTCTGTGGTCCTCATCAGGGGGCTGGCATGATTGGACATTTGCACGTAGATTGATAGTTGCGTGTAATTAAAAAATCATATATAATATTCACAACACACAAAACTATACATGAACTACTCCATTACACTTAAAGCACCTGATGGGACCGAAAGTGTTATTGATTGCCCTGATGATTCTTACATCCTTGATGCTGCTGAAGAAGCAGGTATTGACCTTCCTTACTCTTGCCGTGCAGGTGCATGTTCTTCCTGTGCTGGTAAAATTGTCAGTGGTACTATAGATCAAAGTGATCAATCGTTCTTGGATGATGACCAGATTGAAGTAGGATTCGCATTGCTATGTGTATCGTATCCAACTAGCGATTGTGTAGTAGAAACAGAGAAAGAAGAAGAACTCTACTAAAATAAATAGTACATACTGTCAACGTATGTAACATGGAGGACAAAAAAGTCTGCAAAAAACTCATTAAACGTGCAAAGAAACATCCTAATTGGTACACCCCAGAGGAAGTTATATATGCTAAGTTGATGAAGAAAGCAATTAAGAAGAAGAAAGACGATTTGAAAAATGAATTTGATATTGCGACCTCTTGATAATCCAAATGATCCTGTATGGTCAGTGATCATTATGGTAATCCTTGCTGTGGTTATGGCAGTTTATGTCATTTACTATATACTAGGAATAGATGGAAGAGAATCTCATGGGAGCAATGGTGCCACCGAACAGGAAGAGTTGTTACAACTTCCGAGTGACGGAGATCAATCGTGTACTTGATGGTGATACTATCGATGTCACTATTGATCTTGGGTTTGATCTATACAAGAAAGAAAGAGTTAGAGTTGCAGGAGTTGATACGCCAGAAAAAAGGACGAAAAACTTAGAGGAGAAGGCACTTGGAATCGACGCAACCAACTGGCTCAAAGAGAAACTCGAAGGCACGTTGGCTGGTGATGATGAGTTGTCTGTTAGGACTGAA